CCCGTTTTAATCTAAAACGGCACGTCCGAGTCCATGTCATCAAACCCAGAGCCTGAGTTTGCGGAAGCGGCTTGTTCCTTTTGATACGCATCGCCCTGACGGGCACGCCATTCCGGTGAGGACTGGATCTTTTCCTTGAGTCCGTTCCCAAACGTGCCAAACAGTTCCATGTCCGGTTCCTGAATAGAAAATATGGCCAGCTTGTTAACGCCTTGAGGCAACCCGGCCTTCTTGATGGCCACCGGCACCGGGTTGATAGAGATGATGTTGGTGTACTCCTTCCCGTTGTTGCCCATGGACTTGGCCGCAGTGATCATGGCCCAAGCGCCCAGCACGTTTTTAAGCTCAAAGCCGCGTAGCTCCTGACCCGTAAAATCTTTGCCCCTCCATGCCTGAAGGTCCTTGCGCAACGTGGCTTTTTCGGCCAACGACAAAGTGAAGTTCTTGCTGATGGACATTGGGTCTCCCTTGTCCGTTACCAACGGTTTCCCGGTTTCGTCTTCCCCGTGGACCTCAAATTGCATCATCACCTTCTGAAGATGCTTGGTCTGCCCTTGGAACTCAGTTGTTTGCGTTCCCATATCCACAATTCGGTAGCACCGTGCAAGGTGCATTCCGGGGGGAACTGGGGCAAAACTTCCGCCGCCACTGTCTTTCGCTATCAAGCTCATTTTTCGCTCCTGTCAAGTTTAAAAATAGACGCTTTGAGCACTCCGCACTCTGTGCAGATTGCCTCCCAGTCGTCTTGGTTAGCAACGCCTGCGATAGCCCTGCGAAGAGCCTCCTCAAGCATTTGCATTCGTTCCAGCATTAGCTGGTGGATCTCGCTGACCACATCAGTCCTTGGCAAAGTAGTAGCCAAGTCCAATGAGGACAAACAGCAAAAAGCCGCTGCCGGGGCCAAGGAAGAATCCAAGGATCGCTGTAAAAATGTTTCGCATTGTTCGTTTCCAAGTTAACGTAGAGCAACTGTACCAAATTTAACTTAGGATTACAACTCGCTTGCAAAGTATTTTTTTGTAGTCTATGATCGACTTACACAAATTACGGGAGATTGCCTCATGACACTGACTGAATTTTTTCAATTTAAGCCGCGAGGGTCGAAGCTGGCCATGGCCAAACAGCTAGGGATTAGCAAGACATGGATGAGCCTTGTCATTGCTGACCGGGCGTTGGCCAGCCCAGAGTTGAGCGCGGCCATTGAGCGTTACACCAAAGGTCTGGTGACGCGCAAAGTTCTTAGGCCCGACATCTTTGGAAGCCTGAAGTGATCTGGTACAAATTTCACATTGGGGACTACATCAGCCACACCTTGCACCTTGCTGATGCCGAGGACCTTGCCTACCGCCGTTTGCTTGACTGGTACTACATCAGCGAGACGCCTCTGCCGCTTGACATTGCAGCCGTAGCGCGACGAGTCCGGTTAGATGAGGACGTTGTTTTGCCTGTTCTGACAGAGTTCTTTGAGCAGACTGAAGCGGGCTACATCAATGTTCGGGCCGACAAAGAAATTGCCGCCTACAGCGCAAGGGTCAGGACAAACGGCAGGTCCGGAAAGCTGGGCGGCAGGCCAAAAAAGGTGATATGATTTTTGAAACGCGGCTAAGTTGGGATTGATCCCCTGACTGAAAAGAGTTAACCCTTCTCCTGCCGTTGTTTCTTTCAAAGGGTTTTAAAAAGCGGAAATCATGCATTACTACCAGTTCAATATTGGTGACTATGTCAGTCACACTCGGCACCTGTCGCCCATTGAAGACCTTGCCTACCGTCGCCTGCTAGACGCCTACTATCTCACCGAACGCCCGTTGAGCGTCGGTTTAACGTCCGTTGCACGCCAGATAGGGCTGCGTGAGTACGAGCAAGAGGTGGGCATGGTGATTCAAGAGTTTTTTGTGCTTGGCGAACATGGTTGGACGAACAACCGTGCCGACAAAGAAATTGCTCACTACAAGTCAAAAGTTGATCAAGCGTCCCGTGCTGGCAAGGCATCTGCTGAACGCAGGTCTAACGCCCGTTCAACGGACGTTCCATCGGACGTTCAACCAACCAATAACCAAGAACCAATAACCAATAACCAAGTAAAGACAGATATATGTCCACCTGACGGTGAACCTGCGGACAAATTGCCAGATTGTCAGCATCAGGCAGTCATCGACCTGTACCACCAGCAGCTACCAACCTTGCGCCGGGTGGAGGTGTGGAACGCTTCTAGACAGGGCTATTTGAGACAGCGCTGGCGCGAGGTGGCAGCGGAGTTGGGCAAGGAGAAGCCAACCTGCGCAGCCGCAGTGCTGGACTGGTTCAGTGATTTTTTTGTGCACATCCAAAAATCTAGGTTTTTGGTTGGCAAGGTTTCTGGCCGGGACGGGCGAGCTTTTACGGCAGACCTTGAGTGGATTTTGAGGCCAAGCAATTTTGCAAAAATAGTTGAGGGGAAATACCATGGCACTAACTAATTTTAAAAAAGAAGAGGCTTCTCAAACTGACGACAGGATGTACTGCTCGCACGCGGGTTGCAAGCACTTGTGGTCGGTACGCATGGAGGGCTCGCCACCGAAATGCAGTTTCCATCAATGGCAGCAGCAGCCAAAGCATAGCGACACAAAAACTTACCAGCAGCACAGGCTAGCCAAAAACATGGACTCGGTGGCGGCTTGGTATGACAAGGAGCAGTTTTGAACTACTTTCAAGCTCACAAGCTGTTGGACGAAGTGAAAGATGGAAAGCAGCACCCCCTGCACAAAATCCAGTTGGCATTGCAAATTACCGGCGACTTGGATGTTGAATGAAGCGGAGCATATGCACCGTTGTCTCGTTCGGTGGGTTATCCGGCGACGGGTACAAGATCGTGTTGCAACGCACAAATGGCTACAAGGTTACGTTGACAACTTTGGCAAGCATCACAAGGGCTGGAATGAAATGCATCCCGGCTCAAGACTTGAGCAAGATGTGCGAGATCAATGGTTGCTTGGCAACAGAGGCGAAATCGGTGATTGGAGAGAAAAATGAGATACGCAGCAAGGGTTGACAAGAACCAAGAGGAAATCGTTTCGGCACTACGGGCGGCGGGCGCTTACGTCTGGATCATTGGCTTACCTGTTGACCTGTTGGTTGGCCACAAGGGCCACACCTTCTTGGTTGAGGTCAAGATTGGCCCTAAAAAGCGTTTAACGGCCCTACAAGACGATTTCTTTAGGAATTGGTCCGGCAGTACCTTGGCAAGAATTGACGGCCCTGAAGCCGCTCTACGCATGATTGGAGTTTTGAAATGAAAGAAGCATTGAAGGTTAAGTGGTTTACCAGTCTCAAAGGGACGGTTGGGATTGCAAAGGTCAAGGGTGCGGATGGAAAAATTGAGTACCGCCTGAGCCCTGTAGACGGTTTCTTGGAACACATGGATGTGCAACAGGTCATTGCTTGGGGAGCGCCCTTTCCGGTGGTTGCCGGCGAAGCAATGTTTGGAAAAAATCATGAGTGAAAAGTTGATTGACCCGCAGTCGGCAGTTGACTACATGATTGCAAAATCAAAACACTACGCTGTTGCGGAGGCCAACAAAATTTACATGGAGGAACTGCGCAAGACCGTCAAGGCGGAGGAAATGATTGAGGCTGAACAGGCTGGTCACAAGACCGCAGCAATGCAGGAGCGAGAGGCGTATGCCAGCCCTCGTTACAAGCAGCATTTGCTTGCCTTGCAGGCTGCTGTAGAGGTCAGGGAAGAACTTCGTTGGATGCTGATTGCGGCACAAGCTCGAATTGAAGTTTGGCGTTCGCAAGAAGCAAGCAACCGGGCAGAAGGGAGGGCTACGATATGACGGACCCAGAGGACGAGGAATTTGAGCGCATCGAAGTCGAGCAGGTTAGAGCCAGCGGATGGCGCAAGAGGCAGATTGAGGAGGCAAAGGAGTTGCGTTGCCTTACGTGTCAACAGCTTTTAATTCCTGCGGACGACGAACAATGACCACACTTGCGGAAAAAAAACACATGGGCCGGGTGGCCGAGCTAGGCTGTATGGTGTGCCTTCGTATGGGGTACGAGGGTACTCCGGCAGAGCTACACCATCTAAGGGCCGGAACAGGGGCTGGGAGACGCGCAAGCCACATGGACGTCATCCCGGTATGCCCAGAGCACCACAGAGGCGCTACGGGCCTCCACGGGCTTGGCACGAAGGGGTTCCCTCAGCACTACGGTTACGACGAAGCAGACTTGCTCGAAGACGTTCGAACCCTATTAGGGTTTGTCCCTACAAAATAGTTATAAAAAGATTGTGGATCGTTTAATTCTGGATTACACTAGCATCACTGACCAAGCAGTTGTTGCAAGGCAGGGAACACAGAAGGACAGCGACATGAACACTATCACCATCACCCATGACGTAGACACACTGGGCACCTTGCTTGCCCAGATCTCTGCTCTGACAAAGCAGGCCGACAAAATTAAGGACGGCATCAAAGACACCGCCAGTCTCGGCGGTGACAAGGTTGTTGAGGGCGACCTCTTCAAAGCCACCTACAGCGAGTCCAACCGCAGCGTGGTGGACAGCAAGTCTCTGTTTGCAGAGTTGGGCGCAACTCCTGAGCAGATCGCTCGCCACACCAAAGTCACGGCGGTTTTTACCGTCAAAGTTACCAGCCTCTAAACCCAACGGGGCTCCGGCCCCATGAAAGCGAATCATGAACTCAACAATCATTAAGACCACAGTCCACGTACATTGCGAACATTTTTCGTGGGAGAGAACACAAAAGTTTGTGGTGTATGCATACAAATTAGAAGACACCGAGCACAGAACTTACATCGGACCACAGGAGGTGGAAATTGAGGTCCCAACGGATTACGATCCACGCAAAAAGCAGATTGCTGCTTTGGAGGCGCAAAAGAAACATGCAATGGCTGAATTCCACAAGTCGGTATCTGAAATCAACGACCGGATCAGCAAGCTTACTGCACTGGAATACACACCTTGAACGACGAGGATTACATCGCTGGTTTTGACGCAGGGTACAGCTATGTACTCTGCGAGATTGAAAGCTGGAGGCAACAGTTTGGAGATGATCTGAATTTGTTGCTAGAGCACTTAAAAGACAAAAAGGAAGGTGAAGCATGACTACTGAAAATCCGGTTGCGTGGATGCTCGCATCGGCGCTGGACGACCTTCAAATGGATCAGTTCGTCGAGGTCACAAAAAAACAAGAGGAGCAGGATGATGTGCCTCTGTACCTGCACCCTGCTGCCCCTGCGCCTGCTGCGCTGACAGCCGAGCAAATATTGGGCGCGGTGGCGCGTGGGTGGTGTCATCCGAGAAACAAGTTCAAGGTGATGGACCCAGACCTTGCAATAGCTATTGCTGCGGAAGTAAGCGCCATGATCGCAGCCGCCCATGTGCCCGAGGACGACATGGCTGATGACGGCGGGTGCCCCGTCTGCGGAGCCGATGGCGGGACATCCTGCGGGATGCCGAACTGTGGCTTGCTGTCTGCCGCCCCTGCTGTGCAATCGGCAGCTAAAGCCATTGCAGACGAGCAATCGTATGACACCGGGCTGTGGTTTGTCGCGACGACTGCGAGCGAGGCGCATCTGCAAGCGGCACTGCGCCGACTGACTGCGGCGGTCGAGGGAGAGGCACCGTGATCAAACTACCCCCACTGCCAGATCACCTGAACGCACAGTGGCCGTACCTGCCGCACCAACTAAGAGCGCGTGACATCGAAGTGGCTCGGGCTGCGCTGGAGGCTGCGGCGCTGGTGCTGTCCGAGCATCAGATACCAGTCGGCAATTCTGCGGCAGGGGAAATGGCTTGCGAGTTGACATATGACGCACTCAAAGAGTGCAGGGACGCTATTCGCGCTTTGAAAATTGAAGGAGAGACAACATGACGTTGCCGCTGCCACAATCATTCGAAATGTTATTTGATCTCGGCACTGTAACCGTATGCCGAATGGACGCGGCTATCGACTATGCCGCTGCTGTATTGGCTGCTGATAACGCTGCGCTGCGGGAGATAGTCGAGTCTGCCGCTGCTGCTGACGAATTTCTCGAAAACCCCGAGGCAATCCACAGGCTTGCTCGGATGGCACGAGCGGCACTGAAGGAGACGAAATGACCGAACTACCTGAGCCGAAAAAATATTACGGCGTTGATGCCGAGCCGGATTTCAGCTACTACACAGATGGCCAGATGCACGCCCACGCCGCCGATGTTTCTGCTGCGCTGCGGGAACATCGGGACTCTGCCGAGCGGCTCAATTTGCTTCTCAGCGCGGACAACGTTGCATTACGGTCGGCATTGAAAACGGCGGAAGCGGCACTTGCAGACATCGGGGACGCTACTCGCGAACCGAACGACGATCTTGCGTGGTGTGAGCGACGGGCAGCGCAGGCGCTCCCGGAGGTACGTGCAGCATTGAGGGAAACGAAATGACAGGCTGGACTGCTTGGGGAGTTGTGTACTGCATCGTGTTGATCTTGGTGCTTTGGAGAACAGCATGAAGATGCGCCGCCGCCGTAAACAATTTTGGTGGACATGGCACATGGAGGGCAAGCCGCCGTACCCAGAGTCGCCACGGTATTTTGAGCCGGGCGTGGGCAGGATCAAGCATCAGGGAAAGATATGACAAAGAAAGAACTACACGCCCTCGCATTGGCGATGCAGGAACACGCTGCCGCGAAGCTCCTTCAAGGATGCCTCACAGACTGCTGGCTCGACGACAAGGTAAGCCGATACCCCGGCAACTGGTCTGCGAATGTACGGGTGGACGATCTGATGGAACTATGCGCTGCGGTGCTAAAGGAAACGAAATGACTGACATCACGACACGACTACGTAGCATCTACGTTGCGGAGGGCGCAAATTATGTTCAAGAGGCGGCAGACCTGATTGAATGTTTGCGTGCCGAGAGGAAAGCCTTGGTAAACGACATCACAGCAGAGCGCGACGGCTGGAAAAGCATTGCGGAACAGCGCGCCGGCCAGATGAAAACGTTGGTAAACGACGTTCACTCTTGTCATGCTGGCTGCACTAAAGCTGGGTGCGTGAATCGGCGGCTGCGGGAGAGGGTAGCGCATCTTGAGCAACTGGTGACTGATGCTGTGTACATGCTGTCAAAAGCTCGGATGTGGAATGGCATGGGCTGGACTTACAACCCGCTGCATCCTGTCATCTACACACAAATGCGGGATCAACTAGCTGCCGAAGTTGATGCGATTTATGCAGCGAGGGAAACGAAATGAGTGGAGGATCATTTGACTACGCATACCGGCACATGGTTGAGTTTGCCAACGACCTGCGGTGCAAGCTGGCCGAACAGGGGCAAGTCGTTGATGGATGGAAGATAGGCACTTGGGAGCCAGCAGTCGCAGTAAAGATGGAGGAAATCTCGCACATCGTTGACTACGCAGCGAAGCTGGCAAAAGAGGTTGAATGGCTGTACAGCGGCGACACTGGGGAGGAAACTTTTATGTGGCGGGTGCAGAAGATTGAGCTAGAACGCCCGTGGGTGGGGCTGACTGATGCGGAGTACCAAGCAATATTAAAGCAGCACGAAGGCGCAGGACTGCTGGCTTTTTACAATTTAGTCGAAACCCAATTGAAAAGGAAAAACGTATGATTGACAAGCAACAATTCCGGGAATGGCTTGGCCAACAGGTTGGATTTTTGCATGAGCCGACCGCGTGGACTGCATGGCTGGCAGCTACCCTCGCAGAGCGTGAGCGCAACAAAATGGAGATGAAAGGCATCATTAATACGCTTGCCACCTATGCAAATGATCTTTCACACTTGGCAAACAACTTGACCCGGCAGCACGAAAAATGAATAAACCATCATCACGCACCGCTCCAGCGCATGAAATGCGCCCATCAGGCAACACGACGGCAGATGCAAGGGCCAAGGAGGTCGCCGGGTGGAAGGCCCGGTTGCCGCTCAAGGGCGAGGCAGGGCCTCCGGGTAACAACCTGTGGCAACGTCCCGTGTACGACCCCGCAAGGGACAATCGGTGAAGTGCCCAACCTGCGGCACCTACACCCGGATTTTGGAGACTCGGGTAAACCCAATTGGGGTTCGCCGCAGGTACGAGTGCGCTAATTTGCACCGATTTACAACTCAGGAAGTTTTGATAAAAAGTTCTTTTTTAAAACCACATGCAAGGGTAAACACTTAGAAGAAAGGTGTTGCAACGTTTAATCTGGTGTTACACTACCATCACTGCACCACCGCAGCACCACAGAACGAAAGCGAATCATGACCCACCCATTTGAAAAAGCAGGACTCGGCAAAGCCCCCTTTTCTTGCACGCACGTAACCGAAAACGTGTTTGCAAACGGCGACGGCACGAGCAAAGCTGGCGGCTGCTGCGACTACTGCGGCACGGGCATCCGTTGGGAATTCTGGATCAAGGGCTCCATCGCCGGTGCCAAGCAGTTCAAGGTCGGCTGCGACTGCGTAGCAAAGACTGGCTGGGGTATCGACCGATTTTTGGAAGTGCGCGCCGCTCACACCCGCGCACGCCGGCAGGCTGGCGCACAGTCCCGCCGTGCTGTCCGGCAGGCTCAGGTGGCCGCAGAACGCGCCCAGAGGGCCGTTGACCGCCTTGAGGCTACCCAAGCATGGCGCGACGCCAACCGCGCCGTGGTGGCCCGCCTGACGGCTTACGAGGGCAACAATGCGTTTTTGCAGAGCATGGGTTACAACTTGGCCAATTGGGGCAACCTGACCGCCCGTCAAGTTGAGGCAGTCGAGTCCTGTTTTGCGGTGATTGACCGCACCGAGGCGGCACGCGCCAACAGCCAGCACGTTGGGGCTGTGGGCGGCAAGGTTACGATCACGATTACCGTCGAGCGCATCATTGTGCTGGAGTCTCAGTGGGGTGCTACCTACATCACTATTGCTCGCGACGATCAGGGCAACGCAGTCACGTACAAGGGCAAAACCGACATTGGCCGTAAGGGCGACACAAACACCGTCAGCGCCAGCGTCAAAGAGCACACGGTTTACAACGGCATCAAGCAAACCATCATCCAGCGCCCCAAGCTGTTGGAGGTGGCATAAGGGTTTGTCCCTATGCAAATAACAGGCAGGAACCCCACTGCCTGTTTAATTCAGGGTTACACTATCAACACTGCAATCCGCAGATAACAGCGAAGGAAAGCGAAATGAAACTTGGAACCCAAACCAACAGCCTCGTGAACCACCTCTACAGCCGCATGACTGTAGGCGCATCCAAGCCTGTGGTCGGCATGGCAGCTACAACCCTGTCGTGGACTGACCGCCACGCCGCCACCGTCACTGAGGTGACGGAGCTTTGCGGCGCTCGTTGGCTGTATGAGATCCGCGTCGTGGAAGACAAAGCGCTTGTGATCGCAGGCAGCACGCACGACGGCAGCGCCACCTTTTCCTTTGTGCCAAACCCTATGGGTTACGCCAACATCTATCGCATGGACCGCAAGACTGGCGCATGGGTGTACGGCTACGTCAATCAGGACACCGGCAAGTTCAAGAAGGGCCAAGGTGGGCTTATCCTTGGCCGTCGTGACCATTACGTTGACCCAAGCTTCTAAACCAAACAGGGGGTCTCGGCCCCCACAGGAGATCATCATGTACATCGCAAAGATTGACAGCTATGTGGCTGGCATCCCCTGCATCGTCGGGGTGACTGACTACCGGCAAGTGGCCGCAGACATGAGGGCGGACAACAGTTGGGACTACAGCGGCTATACCGATTGCGAGTGGGATGTTTGTGATCGCCGTGGACGTCCAGCACCATGGTTGGCTAAAAAGATGTCTAGCAACGACGAGTCCCGAATTGAGGGACAGATTGCAGAACATTTCAGTTAGGGTAAGTACCTAGTAAATATTTTATGTAGGCTACACGCTGGTGTAATTTAAGGTTACACTAGCATCACTGCAATCAAGCAGGCAACAAGGAAAACACCATGAACAAGTCAGAGTCCCGCGAAGTTACCCGCTTGAATGCCATCATGCGCATGCCCGCAGATCAACGGCCTGTAGGTATTGACTATTTGGCACGTTCATTTAGCGCGCTGATTCGTGCCAGCTACCGCAGCAGAAACGAGATCATCTGCGCAGCAGCAGCAGTTCCCGCAGTAGTTCAACATCCTGACTTCATCGTATGACGCAGCAAGAATTTGACAGGCTGGTCACGCTGGACATCCAGCGTCTGGTGGCCAAGGCCCAAGCAGAATACGAGGCCAAGCAGGCCGCAAAGGACCCAAAATGAACTACAGCAACCACCACGCAGTCATGACCCGCAAGGTGGCAGGGTATGACGTCTATACCTGCCGGCGTGCCCTGATGGACTGCCACGACACGCTGAACATTTGGGGGCAAGACATTGCCGAGGACTACGCTGTAAAGCTCTGGGCTGAGATTGACGCCCTGCGCGAGCGGCAGTTGAAGCTTGACAAGACCAACTGAAAGGAACGACCATGAACACCAAAACCTTCACAATGTTCGATATATATGACGAGATGGTTGTCGTCAGCGTCAACCCTGAGAATGCAGACTACACAAATCCCCGTGGGGAGCGGCACGGTCTGATCTACTTTGTGGCGGCAACAAACGAGTACGGTGACCGCCTGCAACACAACCGCTCTTTCCGCACCGAGGGCGAGGCCGTGGCGCTTCGCAACAAGGTCTGGCAGCACGTAGAGGCAGGCGGCAAGCTGGACGGCAAGTGCTGGACGCCCGGTCGGGCGGTGTACGGGTCTGACGCCTACGTTGCTTACGGTCAAGACGACGACTGCGCATGGGAGCGCCGGTGCGACGAGGACGAGGCGATGGGTCTGCGTTGATCCACTATATAAAGAGCAGCAAGTGACAAAGAAGACAGAGCCAGCCAAGAGGCCGGTCGGCAGGCCACCAGCGCCGCCAACCGTGCCCCTGCACATCCGCGTTCGCACCACCATGCGCGACTACTTTATTGAGATAGGCGGCACCCGAGCGTTCAGGCGCTGGCTGACCGAGAGGGCGGCGAAGGAAGGGAAAACCCTTGATTGAGGCACAAGCAAGGCCCGTGCCAAGTTGACAAAAGGGCCATAATTTCTGTAGTGCACCAATTTGGTGAAACCGCACAGAACCTCGCAGGAGGCTCGATCAGGAAGGTTCTGGTGGGGTAGTGGCTTAAAAAGATTTCGACGCCTTCTAGGCCCCATTGCGGCCCTTCTAGGGGCATACGGGTTAACCCCTGATTTGTGGATAACTCGGCCTTTTCGGCCAAATTCTGTGGGGATAAAGTTCGTTTGAGGTGTGGATAAGCGGTTATGCACAGGGGTGTGGATAACAACAACCTGTGGATAACGCAAAAACGTATGTGAGCGGTCGCTTCAGAGTTGCTTGGGCTGATTTTGCTTTATATAGAGGCCAATGCAATACCCCTCAGTTCTTGTCGGGATTAAACGATATTTGTGGACAAGCTTTAATTTGAGGTTACACTACCATCACTGCAATCGAGCAGGCAAACAGAAAGAAAGCGAATCATGGAATCACTTTTGGTCACCATTAAGACAGTTTACGGGAAGGAAATGATTTACCCCGCAAACGTGGTCGCACAAATATTTGCTGACATTGCCGGCCAGAAGACGTTGAGCAGGGCAACCCTCAAGCACGCCCAATCGCTGGGCTTCAAGGTCGAAGTCAAGCAGACCGCAGAACTGGATTTGTCATGAGAGCGCCCGGACAAGTATGGCCACCAGTATCTGTTAAATGATTAATTTGACCCCCCATGCCATCACACTGCGGACACCCGCAGGTGATGTGACATTCCCGCCATCAGGCCAATTGGCCCGTGTTTCCACCATTGCCACGCTTACGGGCGCGGTGGTGGCTGGCGTCCCTGTTGTCCGCAACACCTACGGCCCCGTAACGGGGCTGATCCGCGACTCGCACGGCATACCAGTGCCCTGCATTGTGTCTGGCATGGTGCTGGGCGCACTGCCTGCCGGTACGCCGAATGTCTACGCCCCAGCTACGGGCGCAACTGCAATCCGCGAGGGCGGTCAGGTGGTGGCAGTGACCGAATTGGTGGCAGCATAATGGATCAAGAATCAACCCTGAGCAAATGGATCATTGGTACAATGTTCGTTGCGTTTTTGGTGGCGTTATGCCTGCTGCCAGACCTCATTTAGCGAATGGAAAGCGAATGGAAACCAATTCGGTTTAAGCTGGTTACATCAAACAATACGGAGAGAGAAAATGGCAGAACGAATTTATGTCGTCCACGGGCAACAAGGCACGCGGCTAGTCAACGCAAGCTTGCGCCAGCAGGCCCTGAGTCATGTTGCAAACAAGATGTTCAGCGTCTCGGTGGCAAGTCAGACGGATCTGGTCAAGCACCTCACCGCAGGGGTCAAGGTCGAGCAGTACCTCGCACCAGAGGCGGAAGAGTAGCAAGTCGGTTACTATGCGGCAACCAAGGACAGGCCATGAAACCAGCCGCAAAGCCATCACAACGCCCCACAGCAGCCCCGAAGCCAAAAGCCAAGGGGTTGGTAGCCAAACAGCCTGTGGCGGCTCCCAAGAAGATCGGCAGACCAAGCACGCACACAGCAGAGATCGCACAAGAGATCTGCCGCCGCATCAGTACAGGAGAGCCTCTCCTGCAGATATGCAAGGATGACAGAATGCCGGAGCGACGAACGTTCTACGATTGGGTGGCACGCAGTGACAGTCTTTCTGCCCAGTTCGCACGCGCCCGCGAGGAAGGTTGCGACGCCATGGCCGAGCAATCACTGGCCATCATGGACGGCGAGCCGCTGGCTGTGTTCGACGAGGCCGGGAACAAGCGTTACGATCCCGGCAGCATCTCTTGGAACAAGAACCGCGCAGAGCACCGCCTCAAGCTGCTGGCTTGCTGGAACCCCAAGAAGTACGGCACCAAGGTGGCGCTGGGCGGGGATCCCGGGAACCCGATACAGGTTGAGGCTCAGGTGGAGGCTGACGGGTTTCTCGCAGCGATCATGAAAAACGCCGAGCTTAAGAAGCAAGTCAAGGCGCATGAGTGACATTGCGCAGATAGTCTCGGACCCGGAGGTTAAGAGGCATCTTGCGCTGGCCAGCCCTGAGTACCGGCTGGCGTGGTCATGGCGGATGTCATGGTTTGCGTTGCAACATGAGCATCAGGTCTTGCCGCCGGGGGACTGGTGGTCTATATGGCTGATGCTGGCTGGGCGGGGGGCTGGGAAGACCCGCACGGCTGCCGAGCAGATAGCGTGGTGGGCATACGAGCAGCCCGGCACCCGCTGGCTGGTGGCTGCCCCCACCTCTGCCGACGTCCGTGGCACCTGCTTTGAGGGTGACAGCGGCCTGATGACCATCATCCCTAAGTCACTGGTGGCGGACTACA